AGACCTCGATGAGGAGCTGGGGTCGCTGGATGATGACGAGGAATACGATGACTGAGCTGGCGTTGGACTTTTCGGAGGAGGAAGTCCAGCAGATGTTGGACAATCTGGACATATATACGCCTGAAGAGGTCGCAGAGATTAATACGCTGGTGGATGAGCTGGCGGCGCGTAAACAGAATCAGGCGGCATACGACGACCTGATAGAGTTCTGTAAGAGAATGCAGTCGGATTTTATTGTGGGTAAGCACCACAGGCTGTTGGCCGATATGCTCATGGCGATTGAGGAGGGAAACAAGGACAGAATCTGTGTCAACATCCCGCCACGCCACGGTAAGTCTAATCTGGTGTCAATTATGTACCCAGCGTGGTTTCTGGGGCGGAATCCCAACAAAAAAGTGATGATGGTGTCCCATACGACGGATCTGGCGGTGGATTTTGGTCGTAAAGTACGTAATTTGATCGCTACAGACGAATATAAAGAGATATTCCCTACGGTTAGCCTAGCAATAGACTCTAAATCAGCAGGTAGGTGGAATACCAACGTGGGTGGTGAGTACTACGCCTGTGGTATAGGTTCATCCATCGCAGGTCGAGGCGCAGACTTACTATTGGTTGACGACCCCCACTCGGAACAGGACGTAATTAACGGGAACTTCGAGGTATTTGCGAAAGCCTACGATTGGTTCACATTCGGTGCTCGGACTCGTCTGATGCCCGGAGGTCGTGTGGCAATCATACAGACACGCTGGCACATGGATGACCTGACGGGGCGTGTAACCAAGGACATGGTGAACAATGAACGGGCCGATCAGTATGAGGTGGTGGAGTTTCCCGCGATACTGGACGTAGACGACGAAGAAGGGAACCCGATACAGAAACCCCTGTGGCCTGAGTTCTTTGATCTGGATGCGTTACTGAGAACCAAGGCATCTATGCCGACTTTCCAGTGGAACGCACAGTATCAGCAGGAACCGACAGCAGAAGAAGCCGCACTGGTCAAACGAGAGTGGTGGCAGATATGGACACCTGAAGATCCGCCCCCGTGTGAGTATCTAATTATGTCTCTGGACGCAGCAGCCGAGACCCACAACCGCGCTGACTTTACAGCCCTCACTACATGGGGTGTGTTCCTGAACGAGGAGACTGACGCATATAACCTCATTCTCTTAAATAGTATAAAGAGACGTATGGAGTTTCCTGAACTGAAAGAGATGGCGATGGACGAGTACGCTGGGTGGGAACCCGATGCGTTCATTGTGGAGAAGAAGAGTGCGGGTACAGCCCTCTATCAGGAAATGAGGCGCATGGGATTACCGATACAGGAGTATACCCCTCACAGGGGATCTGGTGATAAACTAGCGCGGTTGAACTCAGTGGCCGACATTGTAGCATCTGGTATATGCTGGGTTCCTGAAACTAGGTGGGCGGAAGAGGTAGTTGAAGAGATTGCAGGATTTCCCTTTATGAGCCATGATGACTTGGTTGACTCCACGGTGATGGCGTTGATGAGATTCAGGCAGGGTGGCTTTATTCGTCTGCCAAGTGATGAACCGGATGAGATACGTTACTTTAAACAACGTAAGGGTGGATATTATTAATGGCGATTGAGAAAAGTGTATACGCAGCTCCTGAAGGTATGGAAGGCGAGCTGATGACCGGAGAAAGTTCGAGTCTGGAAATCGAGATAGTTGACCCTGAGATGGTGACACTTGACGATGGCAGTGTCGAGATAACATTAATACCCGATGCGAAAGTAACGGACATAATGGATTTTGATGCGAACCTAGCCGAGTTCCTTGAAGAGAACACGCTCAACTCCTTGTCACAAGATCTTTTAGGACAAGTAGATGCAGACGTAGACAGTCGTAAAGATTGGGCAGATACGTTTGTCAAAGGGTTGGATGTACTTGGGTTTAAGTACGAAGAGCGTAGTGAACCGTGGGAAGGATCTTGTGGGGTTTACTCTACAGTCTTGGCCGAAGCAGCTATTCGTTTCCAAGCGGAGACAATGAGCGAAACTTTTCCTGCCGCTGGCCCTGTCAGGGTCAAGGTACTGGGCGAAGAAACAAAGGACAAGGAAGATGCCGCAGACCGCGTAAAAGCGGATATGAACCACGAGTTAACAGACCGTATGGTGGAGTACCGCCCCGAGCATGAACGGCTCTTATACAGCCTTGGATTAGCAGGGTCGGCATTTAAGAAAGTATATTTTGATCCAAACTTGGGTAGACAGGTCGCTGTCTACATACCCGCTGAAGATGTAATCATTCCTTATGGAGCGTCAAACATTGAGACAGCAGAGCGTGTTACCCACGTTATGCGAAAAACCAAGAATGAGTTAAAGAAACTTCAGGTCAATGGTTTCTATAGGGATTTTGAATTAGGTGAGCCGCAGCCGTTCCATACTGATATAGAAAAAGCCAAGGCAGAAGAAGGCGGGTTCTCCCTGACTGATGATGATCGATTTGCTGTATATGAAATACACGCTGATTTGATTATTGAAGAACTAGGCGATTCGGATGACGGCATTGCTAAACCTTATGTAGTAACTATAGAGAGAGGTTCTAATGAAGTTCTATCTATACGAAGGAACTGGAACCCTGATGACTCACTTACTTTAAAACGCCAACATTTCGTACATTACGTCTATGTCCCCGGATTTGGATTCTACGGGCTAGGTCTAATACATATAATAGGGGGGTACGCTAAAGCAGGAACGTCCCTTATACGGCAACTGGTGGATGCGGGAACATTATCCAACCTTCCGGGTGGTTTGAAAGCCCGTGGTCTACGGATCAAAGGGGACGATACCCCGATAGAGCCGGGAGAGTTTAAGGACGTAGATGTACCGTCAGGAAGTATTCGTGACAACATCATGCCACTTCCTTATAAAGAGCCAAGCCAGACACTATTAGCTCTTCTCAACCAGATTACGCAGGAAGGCAGACGGTTAGGGGCAATCAGCGACATGAATATCTCTGATATGTCAGCTAATGCACCTGTAGGTACGACTCTAGCCTTGCTAGAACGTACTCTCAAACCTATGGCAGCGGTACAGGCACGAGTCCATTACGCGATGAAGCAGGAGTTCAGACTCCTTAAAAAGATAATGGAAGAGTATGCACCTGCGGAATATGGGTATGAGCCTATACGAGGAGCAGTCACTGCAAGACAGGCAGACTATGCAATGGTCGATGTAATTCCTGTCAGTGACCCGAATAGCTCAACGATGGCGCAGCGGGTGGTTCAGTATCAGGCAGTGTTACAGATGTCACAGTCAGCACCCCAGATATACAACCTACCGCAGTTGCATAGGCAGATGATTGAAGTGTTAGGGGTCAAGAACGCAGATAAACTTGTCCCGACAAAAGACGATGCGAAACCTACAGATCCGGTAAGCGAAAACATGGATGCGTTGGTTATGAAACCAATGAAGGCATTTATCTATCAGGATCACGAAGCACACATTGCTGCTCATACTGCGTTTATGCAAGATCCCATGATCGCCCAGACCATTGGGCAGAACCCACAAGCGCAACCAATAATGGCGGCATTACAGGCCCATATAGCAGAACATCTTGGGTTCCAGTATCGCAAACAGGTAGAAGAGAAGCTTGGCGCACCGCTACCTGCACCTAATGCAGAGCTATCTGAAGAGATGGAGGTGAACCTAGCGCGTGTAATCGCACAGGCAGGAGCACAGCTTACACAGGAAAACCAACAGAAAGCAGCGCAACAACAGGCACAGGAACAAGCACAAGACCCGTTATTCCAGATGAAACAAGCAGAATTGCAGCTTAAAGGTCAGGAAGAACAGCGTAAAGCCCAGAAAGATCAGGCAGATATACAGCTCAAAGCCGCAGAACTTGAACGAAAGACCAATAAAGATCAGGCGGATATGATGATAGAAGCTGAAAAACTGAAACTTGAGGAGCAGGAATTGCAAATTGATGCCCAAAAAGCAGGGGCTAAATTGGCAGCGGATCGTAGAAAAGACAACACCAAGCTGGATTTAGACATACTGAAGACCATGCAAGGTAGCAAAACGGATAGATAATCTATGGCAAAAACCATCTTTGATGTGCTTAAAGATAAAATCGAGGAAGACAAATCCTCTGCATTAGAATTTCTTGGTGGAGGAGGGGCTAAAGACTTCTCTCAATATCAAGAGGTAACAGGTTTAATTCGGGGTCTGCAAACCTGTTTAGGATACATAGACGACCTCTCGCGCAATTATTTGGAAGACGACGATGACTGAAGCAGTGAAAGCGGTAGAACTTACCGAAGAAGAGTTTGAAGCACAATTACCCAAGCCTGTAGGGTATAGAGTGTTAGTGGCGTTACCTAGTGTAGAAGAAACTTTTGAAGGATCAGACCTGATAAAAGCAACTACTACCAAGCACCATGAATATATCATGTCCATAATAGGGCTTGTGGTAGATATAGGAGACCAATGTTACGCTGATAAAGAAAGATTCCCCACAGGGCCGTGGTGTAAGACAGGCGATTATGTTATGTTTCGCGCTAATACAGGCACAAGATTTACCGTGAATGGGTTAGAGTACCGTTTAATGAACGATGATTCCATAGAGGCAGTAGTAGCTGATCCTCGTGGTATACAGAAAGCATAGGGGGTAACTGATGCCATTTCAAAAAGTAGAATATACGTTTCCAGATGGGCAGGAAGAAGAAGTGAATACGGACATAGAGATAGAAGACTCTGGTGCTATCGAAGTAGATATTTCTGGCAAGGCTCCAGAACCTGAAGCAAAAGTCGAAGAAGAAGTAGCGGTTGAGGAAGATCTGGATATAGAGGTGGTTGACGATACCCCTAAAGCAGATCGAAATCGTAAGCCTTCTGAACCACCGGCAGATGTTACTGACGAAGAGCTAGAAGAATATTCAGAGAAAGTTCGCAAACGAATCCAACACTTTAACAAAGGCTATCACGATGAACGTCGTGCTAAAGAACAAGCGCAACGTGAACGGGAAGAGTTGGAACGGTATGCTCAAACCTTGGTTGACGAAAATAGAGAATTGCGTGGGAACGTAAATAAAAACCAAGAGGCTTTACTGGAACAAGCAAAACAGGCAGTAACCGCAGAGTTGGCTCAAGCAAAACAAGAGTACAAAGAAGCGTATGAGGCTGGTGACACAGAACGTGTAGTAGAAGCACAAGAGAAGTTAACTAGTGCTACATTACGTACAGACAAGCTTGACAACTTTGAATTTACGCCTTTACAGGAAGATGAAACTCCTGTACAAACGAACACTGAACCTGTTCGTGACCCTAAAGCCCAAGCATGGGCCGAGGAAAATCCTTGGTTTAGGGAAAACGAAGAGATGCGGGATGTAGCTGTAGCTATCCATCAGAAATTGGTGAGAGACAAGATAAGCCCGCAAAGTGATGAATACTACGAGGCGATTAACGCCCGTATGCGGAAATTTTATCCAGATTATTTTGGAGAAAATGAAGAACCGGAAGTTGAGAAACCGAAGCGACAATCTAACGTGGTTGCACCCGCTACGCGGAGCACAGCACCTAAAAAGGTGAAATTAACGCAAACACAAGTGGCCCTCGCCAATAGGCTTGGAGTCCCGTTAGAAGAATACGCCAAACAGGCTGCACTTGAAGCAAGGAGGCAAAATGGCTGAGAACAGACTAGATCGTGAACATACTACTCGTGAAAAAGATGTCCGAAAGCGAGCTTGGCAGCGTCCAGAAACGCTACCCTCTCCTACACCGCAGGACGGATATGAATTTCATTGGGTACGTGTTAGCACTCAAGGGCTGGTTGATGCCACTAACGTGTCCTCCAAATTACGTGAAGGTTGGGAACCCTGTTTAGCAAAGGATCACCCAGAGATTACATTAGTAACTGTAGAGCAAGAACGCTTTGCGGAGAACATTGTAATTGGTGGGTTAATGCTTTGTAAGGCTCCGAGAGAATTGGTTGAAGAACGCACTGAGCATTTTGAAAACCAAACTAAATCTCAAATGGCCTCTGTGGATAACAACCTGATGCGAGAGAGTGATCCTCGTATGCCGATATTTAATGATCGACAGTCGAAGGTTACTTTTGGACAAGGTAATTAATTAATTTTTGTTAAGAGGTTAACATGGCATATCCTACTGTTGATGCCCCTTACGGGCTAAGGCCGGTTAATTTAATCGGTGGGCAGGTGTTTGCTGGGTCTACTCGTCAGATGAAAATCGCTTCCAACTACGGTACTAACATTTTCTATGGGGATGTTGTTAAGTATGCAAGTGATGGTACTCTGGAACTAGACAACGGCACGACCACTGCTACTCCTATCGGAGTTTTTCTTGGGTGTACGTTTACTGACCCCTCTACTAGTCAACTAACATTTAAGCAATACTATCCTGCAAGCACTGTTGCAAGTGATATTATGGCTTATGTGTGTGATGATCCTGATGCACTATTTAGAGTTGCAGCGGTTTCAGGCACTACGA